TTCATGTGCTTCTTTTATACAAAATTTATCAACTGGCAATTTTTTCATTATTTTATCTATTTCTTTTTTTAATATTGTAATATTTGTTATATTTTCCAATTCAATTGGATTTTCATCTTCTGAATCAACCACTAATTTTTTAATTTTATGTTTTCTTACATATGCAGGTTGTTCTTTTTTTCTTTCTTCCATTATACTTTTATATTTTTCTGTAAATTCAAAGCATGGATGTGTATCATTTTGTGCTGAAAGTTTAAATAATCCCTCTACTAATTTATCAGATGATATAATATTATCAGTTGGCAATTGTTCTATCCCAAATTCACCATCACGAAAATCATAACTTACTACTTGAAAATAATATGTTAATTCATAAGCTTGATGTCCTGGTTTTCTTGAGCCATACAATTGCCAACCACATGATCCCTTTGAAATTCCTTCATCAAATACAGTATCCCATTTATTTACAATTGGTATATCTGACCAAACCGATCCAATTTTTTTAAGTATTTGTTCTCTTAAATATAACTGGGTATCATGGTCTAATTGAACCCCAATAATAATATGAATACCATCTTTTGTAAATGTTTTATCCTCTAATCTATTCACATCCGGTTTTTCAAAAATATAGATTGGAAATGATGAGGTTTCTGAAAATTGTAATATTATTTTTAATTCGTCTAAATATAACCCAATAATATCCGATATATGTTCGGATGTATGTATTCTTTCCGCAACGGAATAATCGTATTTTAAATCCAAATCAATTAATATTGGACAGTTATTTGTTAACTGTTTTTCTGTTAAATGTTCCAAATTTTCATTTGTAAATACATGATTGGAATACAATGTATAAAATTCTTCCAAATCTTCTTTTGATATACAATAAGATCCTCCATTTGTTTGAAATTTTGTAGAAGGAATTCTTGAATGTGTATACTCATCATTTTTTGATTTATAATGTTTCGATAAAAATTCATTTAAATTTTTATAATTTTGTGATGTTTGTGTGTTTGATTTCATTATAATGTTCATTACTATTAATTATAGAGATATTTTTATATCAATTTTAATTTATAGAAACACAAATAATTTAATTAACATTTATTTATGGTGTAAAATTATAAAATAATTATTAGTTTTATGGTTTCAAACATAATAACTTATATACACAATTAACAAAAAATATATTTTGAAAACTTAATAATATATATAATTCAATTTAAATTATCCTGTATATATAAGTGTTAGAATTTTTCAATGAAAATTTGAATTTTTCAAGGTTTAAAGATTATTATATATAATTATTAATGGAAAATGATAATAAAGAACCAATTATTCTTCAAAAAGAAATGATTCAACGACTTATTAAAGATGTAAAACAAATTAAAAAAAATCCATTAACAGAACATAATATATATTATCATCATGATGAAGAAAATATATTAAAAGGTTATGCACTTATTATTGGACCAGAAAATACACCATATTTTGGCGGTTATTATTTATTCGTATTAAATTTTCCAGTAGATTATCCACATAGTCCTCCTGTTTTACATTTTGTAACAAATGGAGAGAATATAAGATTCAATCCAAATCTATATGTAAATGGAAAAGTTTGTATTTCTCTCTTAAATACATGGAGAGGAGAACAATGGACTTCTTGTCAAACAATATCTACAGTTCTTCTTACATTAGGGACATTGTTTATAAATGACCCTTTATTGAATGAACCTGGTATTACAAAATCTCATAACGATTTTAATAAATATACTAGTATTATTACATATAAAAATATTGATATTGCTATAATAAATGTTATTCAAAAAAAACCAAAACATTATTATTCAAAATATCCATTTATTCAACATTTTGAAAATATTATTAGAGAGAAATTTTTAGAAAATAAAAATAAAATAATTTCTTTTATTGAGCCAAAAAAAAATAATGAGATTGAATTAATTAAAACAAATATTTATACTATGAGTGTAGCAATTGATTATAATAGATTATACGAAAAAATTTGTAATATTAATTAACATCTTTTAATATGATTTTGCATTTCATATAATAATTATTTAATTCATTTAACCAATTATCATTTATATTGCATTTTTGTAATATATATGAATTTAATACAAATTTACACGCTTCATAACATTTTATATAATTATTATTTTGAAAACTATTTCTTATAAAATTATATATAGGTGGTTCAGGAGAATCATATATATATTTATAATTTGTAATCATTTGTTGATAATCTCCATAATAATGTTCAAATAATGTTTTATTTTCAAAATATACTGGACTGTATAATTGTTCATCTGCATGTCCATATCCACTTTCTAAATAAGTTAAAAATTGATTTTCTATTAAATCGCATACTTTATACATATATTCTTTATTTCCTGTAAAAAATCCACTACACATACTACATCTTCCCCATTTAAAATATTCATTTAAATTATTTATCATACTTTCTGGTATATAATCAATATAACACGTAGAAAACTTATCTCTATTTACTGACAATGCTTCTGATAAATGAATTACATTATTAATTCCCATTCTCTCAATACAAAAATTTATCCAACCAAAATGTGTTGAATTGAATGGATTTAACTCAATCATTTCTTTTAACATAATATATCTTGACATGCAAAATAAATAATAACTAGCAGTATTTCTATTATCAGCACTTGGTATTTTTTTCCTATTTTCTATAATTTTTATTCTATAATCATTGAAATTTTCTATCAAATATTCGCCATTTTTTTTAAATCTAAAATCATCAAAATTATATATTACATAATGAGTTTTATCATTTAAATATGATGGTCTAATATTTTTTATTATTTCAATACTATCTTTATCACAATATATAACTAAATTATAAGGCAATGATAATGTTGAAATTGAATGACTAAAATAATAATTATGATCTCTTTCATTTATTTCTTTAGTAGAATCAAAATATTTTGTTAAATTAAAATATGCGGTAACTAATGTCCAATTATCATTAGTATATTTATTAAATATAATATTTTCATTAAAAGTTATAATTCCTGTTCCAGTCCAATGCCCAATATTAGTTAAATCATATTTATATTTATCTTCTATTTTATACCAAAAATTATTTCTTATTTCTTTAAAATAATAAATATCGTCACAAATAATAAATCCAGAATATCCAATTTCTTTAATATAATTTATAAATTCATATTCTATTAATCCATTACTAGAAATTAAATCTAAAAAAATAAAAGACGATGATAATATAATCTCTTTCCAATTATCAAAAAAATCTTTATTATTTATATTATCAATTGTATAAACTGTATTACTTTTATTATATGATAATGCTACAGCAGAATGTCCAGGATGAGTAACAATATTTATTATAGTTGAATTATTGAATAAAGTAGAAAAATATGATAAAAGTTTGTAATGTTCTTTACCTGGAACAGAATAAAATTCATCATCTGTTTCGTTAATAATATTTTTAAAGTTTTCATTAAAATTTAAATTATTTATATCATCTATAGTAATATTGTATTTCATTATTATATTTATTAATTAAATTAATACCTAAACTAAAATAAACTATTAATAATAAAATTGATATATAAATAAATAATAAATAATTAGATATAGAAAGATGAAGTTTTGCACAGTATGCTCAAACATGTATTATATTAAATTAAATGAAACTGGTGAAAATCTAGAATATTATTGTAGGCAATGTGGTCAAATTGAAAACAATATTGAAAATAATATATCTGTTTCTAAAACAGTTATTAAACAAAATGAACAAAAATTCTCTCATATTATTAATAAATACACTAAACAAGATCCAACTTTACCAAGAATTAATACTTTGGATTGTCCAAATAAAGAATGTGAAACAAATACTACTGAAGAAGGAAAACGAGATAAAGAAATTATATATATCAGATATGATGATATTAACATGAAGTATATATATTTATGTTCTACGTGTGATTGTGTTTGGAAATTACAAGAATAAATGAAATAATCAATAAATAAAATTGATATATAAATATTTTTTTATATCAATTATATCATGAGTGAAATGAGTATTATTCCTAAAAAAGCAAAATTTGTTGATTCTGATGACGATGAAGAAGAAGAAGAAAATCGTGAAGAAGAAGAAAATGAAGAGGAGGAAGAAGAAGAAAATGAAGAAGAGGAAGAAGATGACGATGAAGACAATTCTATTGATGGAGATATAAAACCAGATGAAGATGTAACTAAACCAACTATTCAACAACCTTCAATATTCTATGAAGATGAAAATGAAGAAGAGGAAGAAGAGGATGATGAAGAAGAAGATGAAAGTTATCTACAAAAATTTAAATCAGAAATTAATAAAAAATATTTAATTGAAACACATCCTGAATGTGTTAAACATAATGATGAAGAAATACAAATTCTATCTACTGTAATTCGTGATGAAAATAATCAAATTATTGATGAACTTCATCGCACTCTACCTTATTTAACAAAATATGAGAAAACAAGAATTTTAGGAGTAAGAACAAAACAAATTAATGAAGGAGCCCCTATATTTGTGGAAGCAGATGCATCTATTATTGATGGATATATTATTGCTGAAAAAGAACTTATGGAGAGAAAAATTCCATTTATTATTAGAAGACCTATTCCAAATGGAGGATCAGAATATTGGAAAGTAAGTGATTTAGAAATTTTATATTAGTTAACTTAATGAAAGTTGCATTATGTTTTATAATTAGCTATAGTCATATTCTTCATAAAGAAGAAATATGGAAAAAATGGATACACGAAAACAAAGATATCATTAATGTTTATTTTCATTATACTGATGAAAATAAAATCAAATCTAACTGGATTAAAGAACATATAATTCCAAAAAAATATATATCAACAACTGATTATTTTCATGTTGTTTCTGCTTATTTTTCTTTAATGAAATATGCGAGTATTCATGATACCCAAAATCAATGGTTTTCTTTTTTAACGGAATCGTGTTGTCCTATTATTTCTCCTTTTGAATTTAAACAATTGTTTTACTTATATTATAATGTTTCTCTCTTAAAATACAATAAAATTCATTGGAACCCTTATTATATTAATCGTGCAAATTTAAAATTTATAAATAAAGAATATCATTATTGTAATAATCCTTGGTTTACACTTTGTAAAAAAGATGTTTATTATTGTCTTCAATATTTCAAACATAATTATAAAACTTATAAATTAATTTCTAATGGTAATGTTTCAAATGAAAGTATTTTTGCTATCATATTATATTCA